TCTTCTATTTTTTCTTTTGCAATTTTAACTACCCCTATTTTTTTTATTGGTTGTTTTTTTACACTACCCTTCAATAATGAAAAAAACTCTTCTTTAGTTTTTTTACCTTTTAAAACTTCTTTTAAATATTTGCTATATAATTCTTCTGTACCACCATTTTCTAAAAATATTTCTTTTTGTTTTTTTAAAAAACCAATTTTATCTGTGATAAGTTTTTTATGTGTTATTAAATCGTTTATAAATTTTTGAAGAAAAGTAAATTGTTGTTTAGTTAATTCTTGACCTTTACGTAGTTTCTCAATTATAGGTAACATTATTTTAGTAGAAACCTTTTCAAAACCGGGTATTTTATTAAGAAAAGGTAGAAATGCAAATATTATTGAGATTCCACCTGTTACTGGATCTCCTTCTTTAATATATAAAGCACCATTAGCTAACTCTATTACACCAGAAATAACGATACCGCCAGGAATGAATGCAAATACAATAGCAGCAATATCTAAAATTTCATGTCTATTTTCATATATTAACTCATGAGAATGACCAATAATATCTTCAACAGAAGTATAATCACATAACGTCCCATATTCTTTTCCATCTATATAGTTTATGAAGTTATTAAGCATTGTCTTAGTATACTTTTTTTGATTATCGTCCCAATTAAATTTGTCTACTTCTTCATCTCTATACTTTTGTAATCCCTTAACTATAAAATCATTATATTGCATAGTTTTTGCACCTGTAAAAGAAGGTCCATTAGGATTTCCTGCTAATTTAAATATTAAATCTCTAAACTCTTTTATCTTTTCATTAGGTAATGGTTTATTATCACCTAATTGAGTGTATTTTGGACAAAAATAACTAGAATGAAACCCTTTACCACCAAATTTCCACAAATATTTGTCTTGTTTACCTACACCATCCTTATAATTACTGTTAGTAGATAACCAACCGTAATCCATATTTACTTTACGGGTGGGACTCATTTTCCCATCAAAATTTTTAGATTGTTCATTTAAACTCATATTAATAAATATTTAACGGCATAAAAAAACCCACCTAAAGTGGGTTTTAATATTATATTTTAATTATTATTAGATATCGTCAAAAGATGCACCAGTATTAGTAATATTAAATTCAATACTAATGTATTCTAAAGATCTTGTTGGTTTAATGAATATTCTACCGTTTAATTCATTTCTGTCAATAGATTCTGGTGTATCATCTAATACAACTCTAAAGTCAGTTAAACCTCTCTCTTTTCTAATATTATCCAATATTGGATTAACTAATGAAAGGAATTGATTTCTTACAACATCATCGTTTTGTTCGAATAGTAATCTAATAGAAACCGCTGAAATAAGTTTTCTAGCTTGTAATAACAACCTTCTAACGTTAATTCTGTTAAGTGCGGTATCTTTAGATTGTAGAGTTTTATTACCCCAAATACAAACACCTACGTCTGAGAATGTTGCCATTGGGTTAATTCTTCCTTCATATAAATCATCTCTTTGATCTAAAGTTAATTTTGTTCTCGCTTTAATTGCGTTTGTTGTACCTCTGTTTAAACCGGCAGCTGCGAACCAAGGGAACGCTACGTTATCCGTTAAAGCAATGTTTCTAACAACTTCTAACGTTGGTGGTAACCAAATGTACTGATTGTTTTCTGTATCATTCATCTGTAACCAAGGGAAGTAAGTTGCAGAATAGTTACTATCTATTCCTGAATCATCTAATATTCCTGTTGCTTCATCTGGAGTTAAAACAGTTTCACCATCACTACTAGTATCTGGTGTAGTGATTATATATAGTGAATCCGCTCTTTCATTTTCAACCATATCAACTGCTGCATCAATTAAGGAAGGTTGATCTCTTAAATCTAATCCTGGTGTTGCAAAAACATTTATATTTACTGCTTCTGGATTATTATAAGTATATATTCCTTCTAGATAAGCAAAGTAATCTGAAGTTATACCATCATCTCCTTCAGAAGTAGTATATGTTGTAAATGTTCCATTAAGTAAACCTTCATTACCTTTACTACCAGTTTTAGTGTATGAATCAGTATTCGTTCTATCTAAACGATATACGTCCCAACCATCAAAACCACCATATGGTGCGAAAGTAAATTTTCTAGCAGTTACTTTTTCATATGGACCACTTTGTAAAGATGCTTCTGTAGTAAATGCTGATATACCTACTTGTAATGATGGGAAATAACTATCATTACCTGCAGATATTTCTGCACCTTTTGCATTTACATCTAAGTGAAAACCATCAGATTTACCGGTATATGCCAATTTAGTTACTGCATCTAATCCTTTGTAATCGAAAAAATCCTGATCAACACCAATAGTCGTATTAAGACCTAAATAGTATTTTCTGATTTGTGAATTATTCAAAGAAGGGTATTTTGTACCATATTCTATTTGTGGTGGTAATGCCGTAGTATCACCAATATAATCTCTAACTTGTACCCCCTCAAAACCTGCTGGTACACCATTAGTTGGATAATCGGTTGCCATATCTACCATAATATAATTACTCCTCAATGGGAATTCACCATCTACTGTACCAATTTTTCTACCAATGAATCCGTTATCTGTAGGATCTAAAGAAAGTTTAGAAAATTTTTCTAAAACACTTAAATTAGCATCATTATCATTATATCTTCTTACTATTAAATCAAATGTTTTATCATCTGGTTTAATATTAATAATTGAAAACTTAATGTCTCTGTTAGCTGCATCACCATCGGATATAGTAATAAATCTAAATAGTCTTTGTAGTTTATTACCCCTTAATTCAGATAATACAAAAGGTGAAGCCGCAGATTGATACTTTTCTTCATAATTACTTAAATTGTAAGTAGAATCCGCACTTATTCTAACAAAATCAATATTTAAACCTTTTACTTTTCCTGCAGTATTTAAGTCATCTAAACTATTTATAAATAATTCTTCTACGAAAAGTTCTGTTTCTTTATCTTGTGAATTAACACCAAATACATTAGGTAAATAATTCTTTTTAGTTTTATCTAATGAGATATTATAATCAAAGTCAACACCATTACTAGTAGTACCACTTATAGTAAAACTACCAAATGGGTTATTAACAATACCACTTGTATTTGACATAGAAACGTCTGTTATACCACTAACGGTATAATCTAATATTTGATCACCACCATAATTACCTCTAGATCGTAAAGTGGCAACTACACTACCATCAACACTATAAGAAGATGCGGTATAAGTAACTACCGTTCCTGATGTAACACCTGTTACAAATCCGGATGAAGATCCAGATGTTGAAGTAACTTCCATTGAGAAAGTAGCACCAGAAAAATCATTACCTATTTCTATATATTTAGGTGATGTTATTGAAATTGTTTCACCAATGGTTCTTAAACCTATTGCTGAAAAACTATTAGTAATTTCTCCTTGATCATATAACTCTTGTAAAATAGGATCACTAAATGTCATAGTTACTGGTGTACCACCTGTACTTGCACTATAAGTTAATAATGTAGGATAAGAAGTTGTATTTGTGACTTCCTCTGTTGAAGGATCAAATTCAGCATCTAGTGTAATACACCAAGCATTTCCTGCTTTATATCCTGATAAACCTAAAACCCTACTAACATAGAGCTGATTTGTTTGAGTTAAGAAAGATCTTGCGATATAATTAAGTTCATATTTTGGATATCCATTACCTTTGTATTTTTGAGGATTTAAATTACCGAAATAAGAAGTGAATTCATCATAATTAGAAATGAATACAGGTTCAAAAGCCGGACCTTTAGGAGTCTCACCTAATAACCCTAAAGTAGTCACACCCACTTGTCTTGTTACAAACGTTAAATCCTTCTCTGATGTAAAAACACCTGGACTAACGAAAATTCTATTTGTTGAAGCCATTTAAATTTTATTTTAATATTTTTATTATTCTATTTTTATTATAAATATGCAATTATTTTTGAAAGTAAGTGAATTATTTTAATAATCAGATATTTAGTAAGATATTTTTCATACTTTTGTCATACTTATATAAAAAACAACTATGAAAAGGACAAAAAATCGTAAAATTACACCTAAAACACATTTATTATTAAAAACTTATTGTGAAGATAATGGTTTAAAAATGTTTGCTTTTGTAGAAAAAATAATAAAAGAGAAATGTATACCAAAAA